ATGATGTGATACGCTTTATAACTCTAGATTCGAAAGAGTATTTTGCACACCAGGAAAATTTGGTGGCAAACTCGAACAATTTGGCTGAGAAGATGCTCATGTGCAGCAAGTGCAATATGCCACTCGCGGGAGTTTGTCAGTGCAAGGCAGAGGATACGTTGGATCAACAAGTGGGTCTGCGTACTGGCATTTCGTGTGCTCGAACTTTACACCGATGTTGGTCGTATTGTGATCGTGCGCACCGCTGGATGCGTGGACCTGCGAATCTAGAAAGAATGCAGGATAGAGTAGACCGAGGAGCAACACTCGATGCTCATTGGTTATTGCGTTGGACAAATTGGATACCCACGCAGATATTATTGCGTAGATCCGTGTTGGATTTCGTCGCGTTCATGGAAGACGAGCGGGCCTCACAGCTCAAACCGTGGTATACAATCTTACACATTCTCCTTTTCGCGTGCATAATTTTTGTAGTGTACGTGCCATGGCAGATAGTACTGATATTCTTAATGATATTACTCTTGATTTATCGTGATACAATGTATTTTGAGCGCGAGATGATTATAGAGTCTATTTTGGAGGACAGACGTCACTTGCCATACGTGTTCACTCGTATCAGGGATTCGCAATTGCGATATATCTTGGGGTTGAGTGCTATGCTCGGCACGATATACGCTGCTTTGATTACGAGCAGGAAATTGCGCCAGATGGCAAAAGGAATGATTTTTTCCGACAAATTCGAGCAACAGGGGCGCCTCTCACCGCTTTCTGATGCTGACTTGGCAAATCGTGATGCTGAGCAAAATGCTTGGTCAAAAATCCCCATTTCGACATTGCCAGTGGCCCATAGAGTAAAGACAACAACAGTCAATCAATTGGAGACAATTGTTTTTAACAATTTGTGTCATTTGACAGTGGCATTGGATGATAATCGTTATTTCACATCGGATGTATTTTTCCCGTGCTCGAACTATGCTATTGTGCCCACACATTTGTTCGGTAAGCATCAATCACTCGCCGGTTTGTTTAAGCGTAATGAATTTGATGGAAGTAGTTTTAATTATATAATTTCTCGGGAACACTCTGTCGATATACCAAATACAGACTTTTCTTTGATATGGGTACCTGCTGGAGGGGAGTGGAAGGACGTTCGCGCTTATATTCCACAAACTATGATGAAAAATGGTCCTGGTCGTTTGGTGTATAAAGATGAGCATGGGAATCCACACATTTCGAGGTTGTATCACACCGTTGGCACTCAGCACACCGTCAAGGAATTTTATGGCTCCAAGTATGATCTTGAATTTAATACATTTGAGGGGCTATGTATGGCAGTAACACTCGCCGAGACCAAAGCACCGATGATATCAGGATTTCACTTGGGTGGCAAGAGTGGACACAAACGTGGATGTTGCGGATATTTATCCCTAATCCAGTTGGAAAATGCCATGGAAGCTTTGTCGCGCATACCTGGAGTATTGTTGGCCAATAGTGCCGGTACCTTGCCAGAAGAAATTCTCGGTGTGCAATATTTTCAAGGGCGTCGTATACACCCGAAAAGCCCACTCAATTTCCTTACGGAGGAAGCTCAAGTGACAGCTTACGGAGAAGTCACAGGAAGGGCCAAATACTATTCTGAAGTTGTAACTTCAGCAATTTCAGATAGTGTTACTCGACACACTGGAGTGGAGCAGCAATGGGGAAAACCTCAATTTGGAAAGAATTACCCGTGGCAAGCGTCTTTGGATGTAGCAACACACCCAGCATTAGGCGTCGAAGGAGCACATTTGCGTTGGGCCGTTCGAGATTATCAGAACCAATTTTGCACAGTGTTGGATGACTTCTCGAGTCTCAAGACTGATATCGTGCCTCTCACCAATGAGGAAGTGGTGAATGGAAAAATAGGTATTCGATTTGTTGACAAGATGTCTTCCACAACATCGGTGGGATATCCATTAGGTGGACCGAAAAACCAATATCAGTACGATGTGACAATACCGGAAGATGCCAGGCGCACTGATTGTGTTGATTTCACACCTGAAATTTGGTCTGAAGTGGCGCGAATGGAAACGTGTTATCTGAAACATGAGCGGTGTTACCCCATTTTTAAGGCTTGTTTAAAGGACGAGCCCACTCCTTTGGACAAGGAGAAGGTAAGGGTGTTTCAAGGAGCACCAATTGCAATGCAAATTTTGGTCAGGAGGTATTTCTTGCCAATAGTGCGTTGTATGTCCATGTTGCCAATTGCGGCAGAGTGCGCAGTTGGAGTGAATGCTCATTCCCAAGAATGGGATGAATTGGCAAAACACATGAGAAAATATGGCTCTGACCGAATCCTGGCTGGGGATTACAGCAAGTACGATTTGCGCATGCCAGCGCAGATGGTATTGGCTGCTTTTTCTGTGTTAATTTCAATAGCAGATAGGTATGGGTACACAACTCGGGAT